TTGCAGAGTTAGCAGATAATATAGCACGACAAGCCAGTAAGTTACAGAGGATGGCTAGTATATGATGGAATCCGTAGATATGTGGAGATTAATTTGGCACAGTATTATAAGCATTTGTATTGGTCTAATTATAGTAATTAAGTTAGCTGATGTTGAAAGCAGTATAGAATCTCTATTTTCATGGATCTGTATTCTACTCTTATGGATTGGTAAAGAGTGGAGGGGTTAACAGAGGATGGCTAGTATATGATTAAAAAATACATATTCATAGCAAAATCAAGCAACAGTTTTATTACAGTTAGAGTGGACATGGTCAAGGGAGATAAGAATTCACTAGAAGATTGCATTAAATTAGCTAGAGAAACACTTGATAAAGAGTTAATAAGTAAGGATTATGAATTTATAGAATTTAGAACAGAAATCATATAGTAAGTTACAAAGAATGGCTAGTATATGAAACGTGATCCTAATAAAGATTGTAAAGTATGTTGGGTGTCTGACTGTGATTGTGAATGTGATACCTGTAAGACTGCTAGAGCAAGGGGAACAAACTTCATTAGTTTAAGCAAGATTATCAAGAACATGACTCATGACAAGAAACATGGATTATAACCTTGTCAAGTAAAAGGTTCCTAATCCAGACTCTCATGGGCAAGAAATGGGAGACTCTTAGAAAAGAAAGAACTCTCATTAATGCATATGATTATCTAAAAACTAGAAAGTCTCATGATCATCCATTTCGTATCATTCGTATAGTTAAGACTATTGTATTTGAGGAAGAAGTATAATGTTTAAAGAGAAAGAGTTAGAAAAGGGACTGGACGAGATAGATATTCCAGAATACATGCATCTTGCTATTCGTGCATATGTAAATCGGCACAAACTTCCAGGTCATTTTTTACAGGCAGTTTTGAAGAATGATTTGTTTGAAGCCGTGTCAAGAGCAGATACCGAAAATTTGGAAGCATTACACAACTGGATTATCTTGATATACAACTATACTCCAGGAAATTGCTGGGGTTCTCCTGAAAAAGTGAAGAAATGGACCGAGATAGATGACTGAAAAGGAAGTATGGGAGTAGAATTAGGTCCATATTCAAAGTACTGGTTTGCTGGCTATCACGAGGGTTGGGAGCAAGGGCGAAAGGATTTCACAGTACCAATTAGAAAGACAATTATGACAAGAGAAGAAGCACTAGATTGGCTATTCAAACATTTACATCCTGTAATTCGTGCAAATGGATGCAAGCGATACAAAGAACATGGAAATGATTCACTAGAAGGATGCAAGCTTTGTAGTGAACAGCAGAGAGAATTGAAGGAAGTTAAGGAAACTTTTATAGTTCCTAAATTTGAGCATACAGCATGACTAATGAAGAGAAGATAGAATTACTTGCTAGCACTTTATATAATATTGGTGAAGCTATTAGGAAGGAATCATTTGCAGGTCTTAAACTTCAAGCCCAAGTTCTCATTACTTCTGTACTTAGCAGAATAGATTATACGCCTGAACCTATTAAACTAACCCTAACTATAAGAGAAGCTACTATCCTACATGAATTTCTCGACAATGCTCGCAAAGGAACTGCTGGAGTTTCTCATTATGATATTTGGGAAGGAATCATTTCCTCCATTTTAGAAAAAACTAGGGTGGACAAGAAGTAATGGAACTCCTAGCACAACCAAAGAAGAACATCGTCCTAGATGCCACAGTTCTAACTACCCTTATGTCATGTGCGCGTCTGGCTGATTTCAGATTTAATTATCATTTTCAGCCTATTGATGGTAAGTCTAATTCCATAGAGTGTGGAAGTATAACTCATAAAGTATTAGAAGTATATTACAGAGAAAGAATCAAAGGATTTAATCATGCTAATGCTGTAGGTGCGGCACTAACAGCAGGTAACATGTATATTCAGGGGTGTAAATATTGTACTGACTTTGTTCCCCTTCATGATCAAGTTAGTGGACATATTCCTGCTTGTGGACATGAAGTTAATGAATACCCCGGAGTTAAGAATACCCCAGCAGATAGCACAACTAAACCCAAAAGAACTGGATACCGTTGGGTATTAGAAACTTGTGAACAGTACTTTGATCTTTACCAAGTAGATAGTTGGGTTCCTCTATTTGTAGAAGAAGTAAAGCGCAAGCTTTTATACGAAGATGATGATATTCGTATTCTATGGAAAGCCAAATTAGACTTAGGAGTTGATACTAACAATGGTATCTATCCTGTTGATCATAAAACAATGCAGCAGAATAGAAGCCAATTATCATTGAATAATCAGTTCATTGGTCAGTGCCTATTAATGGAATCACGAACAGTTATCATCAATAAGATTGGTTTTCAAATCTCTCTGAAACCAGCAGAGAAGTTCACTCGTGCAGTTATTTCATACTCAGCAGATAGATTACTAGAATGGCAATCAGAGATACTACCTTATTGGGCTAACCTTCTAGTTAGTTATCAAGAAACAGGTTATTATCCTCCTAGATTCACTCATTGTAATAGTAAGTTTGGTTGGTGTCAGTTCAAAGATATCTGTGAAGCTGATAGAAACATGCGCGAAGAAGAATTAAAGAAGAACTTTATTGTTGGGGAGCCTTGGGATATATAATTATGCATCAGAGAGAAATTAAAATAGCTGAGTTCATTAGCGTATATTCTGAAGATTATTGTGGTAAGAAGTTTATTATTATATCAGGTGATACAGAAGAACGTGGAATAGTTGAGATAAGTAAAGATGAAGCCTTCAAATTAGCCTATGCACTAATAAGCTTGGCGAGTGAGTTATGATAAAGTACAAGCACGTAGTAGTAATTCCAAACACAGGTGAACAACCAACAATATACTATTGTGTACGCATATTCTATTTAGAAGAGCCATTTTTATCTTTATGGTTTGGAAAGCCAGATAGTTACTATAATATACCAACGGACTTAATCAGTAAAATCATTGTAACAACAGTAGCAAGAAGAAGTTTTTTTGAGTAACAATATGGCTAAGCATCTACATAAGTATAAAAGACAAGAATTAGGGAGAAAGGGGTATATAGTATTCAAGTGCGTGAAAGCAGGATGCGCGCATTATATAGGTAGCTCCCTAGCCGAAGGTAGAGTATGTGAGTGCAATCGTTGTGGTGAGCGCATGGTAATGGATAAAAGAGCTATTAGATTAGCTAAGCCTTACTGCGATGATTGTGCAGGAAGGAAAAAGAAAGTTAGTAAATTAGAGCAGATGTTTACATAATGCCTACACTAGCAGAAGTCCATCCAGAAGTTTTCTTTTTTATGTTTAAGGGCGAGCCAGGAACTAGAAAGTCAACACAGGCTCTCTCATTCCCAACACCGCAATATTGGATTAGCACAGATCAAAAGATGGGAGCTACTATTCTCCCTGGTAAGGAATGGGGAGTAGACTTCAAAGAAGTTCATTTTGATGACTATACTAATTGGGATTCTATCAAAAAGAAGTTAGAGGAGCTACAGGTAAATTGCCCATACAAAACAGTTATCGTAGATTCTGTTACTTCTACTGGAGACACAATAAACAGTCAGACTATCAAGGTTAAGGGAAGCGAAGGTAAGGGAGCTAAAGTAGGTGGCATTCCTGTAAACAGCCTTGAGGATTACAAAGCGGAAGCAAGCGCATTTAGAGAAATGATTGCTTTGCTCAAGGATATTAAAAGTTACCACAAAGTCAATATCATTCTAATTGCTCATGTTGTTGGACAACGCAGTCTTGAAGAAGTAGGTTCAACACACCAGAGTAGAATTATTATTACAGGAGGCAAAACTATCAGTGGAAAGATAGCTTCTTACTGTGATGAAATATATCATTTCGATATCAAATCAGCTTTCGATGTTGATAAGGAAGGAGACTATGGCCTATTAACAGTTCATACTGGAGAAGATTATGCGCGGACTTGCTTACCACTTCCTCGTAGAATTAACTTCAAGAACCAACCACTCTATGAGAAGTATATCAAACCAGCAATAGATAAGATGGAGGATACTGCACCAGTAACGAAGTTCTAATTTGTAAACTAACTAACGATAAAGGAAATCAAAACAAATGCCTGTTATTGAATTCAGTCAAAGAGATATTCTACGTGGTAAACTTCTTACTCCTGGAGTATGGTATAGAGTAAAGATTGAATCTATAGGAGAAAAACTGAGTAAGGACAAAGGTTCAACTAATTACCCTGTAGAGGGAACTGTTCTACACAATGCAGACAATGGAGATACAGAATTCGCTGATGTTCCTCTAGATTGGAATTTTAACAGCAAGGCTATTGGATTTGCTGTTGGATTTCTATCAGCATTTGGTGTGGAAGTAGTACCAGGAAAGAGATTCGATCTAGCTAGTGCTGCTGGTAAGGAACTTGACGTATTTGTAGAGAATGATCTGTATGATGGTCGTATGAAAAACCAGGTCAACCATAAGTATAGGGCTAGCAGAGAAGTAGCATAACCATGCAACGAGCTAATGAGTGAAGCTCTATACAATAAAAATCACTCCAGAAGGGATACAATGAAACTCATTGAATT